TTGCCTGCCGTTTCAACGGACGAATGCTGCGCGTTGTCAGCGGGTTCCGTGTAGCCAGCCTTCCACCACACCCACACATTGGATGATCCTTTCGGGAATCCCGGCCCGGCAATGACGTTGTTTCCGACGCCCAGCCCCCACCCGCGCCTGCGGATGGTCCTGTCAGTATCCCGCGCCATTTCAACCAACGACGTGGGGCTGTCGGGAATCTCCAATGTCACTGTGTCCGGGGAAACGCACTGCCCACACACGGGACGGAGGCCGATGGTTGAATCGAGTTCGTTGTTGGCCGCCACTGATGCGGTCCATCCAGATATGGCGTTTACCGCCACGGCGATACCGGTCAGCGTGAGGTAGGTTGCGAATGGCAGGATCGTTTCCGTTTCGACGCCGGACGCGACGGACATCAACGACAGTCCGGTGGGGGTTGCCTCGACGCTGGCATATTCGACGCCAGAGCAGGTCAGGGTAAGGACGTCCAGCCCGCCCACCGCCGCCCCGTACAGGCGCACAACAGGCCATTCGGGCAGGAGCATGGTGTTGCACCCGTTGCCATCGAGCCATCGGCGGTACGTTGTGAGGGCAAGCGTGCGGTCCAGTCGCTTGAGGATGGCATTGGAGGCAACACCAATAAGGGCCTCCAGCTTCGCGTCCCCGCCAGTATCCGTGCTTCCGATCCAGTCCCGGAATGTCTTGAGCGTCGTTAGCGACATGTGGCCCTTGCCCTTTCCGAGCGACATCCACTGCCGCTACCGCTCCAAGAATACGGTGATGGTTCCTTGACCGAGACTCCCTGCGTTCGATACGCCGAGGGTCACGGTTCCGTCTATGGCATAGGGGATGACGTTCGTGATGGTCCCGTCCGTACAGGACATGCCGGGGCAGACGACGGCGGTAGTGTTGGTCGCTATGTCTGCGCCAAACCCCGCAAGAACGTCCGCCACTGCCCCGTTGTTATCCACCAGCGTTATGTCGTAGTCCCCGCTCGGGATGGGCGTGCCGGGGGCCAGAGTGACCTTGAGAATACGTCCGGTCAGCCACGCCGTCGGGGTGGCGGTACAGGTGCCGTCCGTGTGCGCGATCCACGGAATAACAACACGGTGGACCCCGCCTATGACCGTTTCTGTGCTGGTCGCGGAACCCGCGCCAAACACGCACAGCGGGACCGAGAGAACAAGGGCGGCTACCAGCAGCACACACCCTCCGACCAAGAGCAGATTGTGGAAGTTCTTCATGCTGTCCTCCGGGAATAAATGGGGGCTGGACGGGAGCACCAAGGAGGCCGCCTCGACAGGTGTGGTCGGGCTGGAAATGCCCCGCGCCCACACCCCCACGTCATGTCATCAATGGTCATGTCTCAATCGTCGAGAACGAAGTTCCACACGACGGCCACCGCCCCGGCAACCCCGATGGTCACGTCATTAGTGATGTTCGCATCGGCGCAAGCCCAGTTCCAGTAGAGCTTCGTTGCGGTAGACGTTCCATCGAACATGGTATCCGCGCCTGCCGTGAAGTCCGCCTGAACCGTGAAGTTCGAGACCGTATTGCCTGTCGTATCAAGGGTCGTAGCGGCAATGATGTCCACCTCCGTCGAGCTGAGCGTATTGTCGTCCCCCGCTGCCGCCGTCCCGATGCCAACCAGATATACGTCGGCTGGATTGGCATCGAACGCCGCCGTGTTGGTTACGACAAGGTCCACCGCGGCCGACTGGATGTGGATGCGGCCTTGAGGAAACGTGCCGAACGCCACCCCACGACCCTCCTCGCTTCCGTTGGTGGCGATGCCGGACGTGCCGAGGGTGAACACGGTGCGGAAGGTTCCGCCCATGTAGTTCACGGCGGTTGCCACCGACGTCACTCCCGTTGCCCCGCCAGACGGCTCAAACAACTTGCCCTCCGGGGTCGTAAACGTAGAGCCCGCTGCCATCACCACGGTCCCCGTCATGACCGTATCTTCGAGCCTCAACCCGTTGTAGGTCAGGGCGCCAGTTTGGTTGGGTACGCTCCACGAGAAGGTGGTGTCGCCCCACAGGTTGTAGGTCGCGTAGCCAACGACCAGCAAGACCGCGATCAGGGCAATCCCGGACCCCGTGTATTGTTTGCGCTTCATTCTGCCGTCCTCCGAATACCGATGGGAGCCGGGGCGGGCGGCTTAGTCGTCGCCCGCCCACGGCTCGGTGTTTACGTTAGCAGGGTCGGCGCTGAGTTGACGCCACTGAACCGCAGGTTGTACGGGATGTACAGCACGCACGCTTCGCCGTTCGTGATGTCGGCCACGTTGCACCGCATCCCATAGAACGCGTTGTCGGCGTCCAGCGCCTCGGAGGGCACGTCGATGATCCACATGCACGGGGTTGTCTCCACCCCGCCGATGTCGAACGTGTTGGATGCGACCGTAGTTTCCGTCAGGTCGTCGCCCCCGACGATGTTCGCCCACATCTTCGTGAACGTGATGGCCTTCGAACCAGCGACCGCAAGGTCGGTTGTTTGCAGGAGCGTGACGGCCCCCGTATCGGTCCCCGAACTGATGGTCAGCATGATAATGACAAGGCATCCGTCGCACTTGCCCATGTTAATGACATCCTCGTCGAGCGAGGTCGTGGCGGCAAAGGCCGCGATGGTCGGTTTGATCTTATCAATGAGTCTCATTGTCTACTTTCCTCTTTCCTCGGTTCTTTGGTTCCGCCCCTACCCTACGCCCGCACGGCAATGGTGAGGATACTCGACGTGGTGACCGTGCCATTGTTCCGGGTGAAGTAGGTCGAGTTGACCGGCCCGCCGTCCACGTATTTGATGATCCGGAACGCCATCTGCGCGTAGTCGAACTTCAGGTGCATGGACTGTGCCAGTTCCGCCCCGCTCCGGTCGTCGGCAACGACGTACTGCGACAGGTCCGTGAAGATCAGGTCGCCCTCCGTCCCCGCTGCCGCCGCGAACTCCGTGTCGATGGCCGGATAGCCGTCAAGGGTCGCACCCTCGCTGCCCGGTCCGCCACGCTGGAACAGGCGGGCCAGTTCGCCACCCGTCCCGACGGCCCGCACAAGGCTGATAAGCCACTGGTAGAGCTCGGGGCGGTTGAACAGGAACGCCGTGGACGCCGACCGCTCGATATGGATGCGCGCGATCATCTCGTCGATGTTCTCGGTGACGATTGTGTTGGCCGTGGCCGTCTGTCCCGACTCAATCGTCAGGGCCAGCTTGCCGGGGGAGTTCATAAGGCCGAGGGGTTGACCGGCCCCGGTGCCCCAGATGAACGCACGTTCCTCGGCAAACGTCAGGCCCTGTGCCAGTCGCGGCAACAGCCACCCGCCGATGAACGCCGGGGTCGAGGAGCGCATCGTCTTGTCTGACGCATACGCGAGGGCACCGACGCCGTGCGGGGTGAACCGCAGGGTCTCGAACTTCGGTGCCGACTCCGTGAGTTGCGCGTTTTCTTCGAGCCAGTAGGCCAGAATCCCGCCGAAGATCAGGTCCGAGGAATGGTCGTAGTTCTTCGCTTTCGGCAGGGTGATCCCGCCGAGGCCGACGGGCATCTGAGACGCCCTCGGTCGGATCGTGGCGACCTCCATGCCGATGTTGAGCATGGCAGTGGAGAACTCGGGCGGCACAACCGCGCCCGCCGACTCGCCATCATTGATCGTGAGGCCAGTGCCTGCGGCCTTCGCGTCGATGATGCCGTCCGCGACGGCCTTGTTGAGCATGTTCTCACGACGCTCGTGGCACTTGCGTAGGCGTTCCGGGGTGTGCCCGGCCCCTGCGGCGGCGATGTCCATGCAGAACAGGCCCATTCCGTACTTCACCTCGTCGAGCGTGTGCTTGCTTCCGTCCGCATGCGGGGGCAGATAGCCGAACGTCGGATCTTCGTCCGAAAGGTCCTTTGCGGACAGTTCATGGACCTTCGTGGCCAACGCGTCACCGAAGCTTTTGTCGTCCAGCTTCGCCTTGAGCGCGGCGTCGATGACCTTCTGCACGTCCTCGTCGGATGTCCCGGCCTCGATATTCAGCGTGCCGGACTTGTGCATTTCGGCGGTCCCGCTCACGAGCAGGTCCGTCACGATGGCCTTTTCCTCGGGGGTATTGGCCTCGATGGAAATGACCTTGCCTTCGGCCCAATCCGTCCCGTCCGGGGCCTTCCATGCTTTCAGGAGCTTGAGTAGAATCTTCATCTGTTCCTCGTTCGGTTAGTGGTGCAGTCGGTCGGCTGGCTGGCCCCGCGTCCGTCCCGTGGGAACTGGGATGGGATGGCGTTGGCCACGTGTCACGGTCGGCATGTTCGCTCAATGTGCCGTGGTGCGCAAGAACTTTTTTCAACTGTTTTCAGACCCCCCCGCGCACCTTGAGCACGGCCCTCCGCGCCCCGTCATCAACATCCTCGGCGGTCAGCACCCGCGCAACCTTGAGCGCAACCATCGCCGGGGCGGTCGGCTCGACCTCCGCCACCTTCAGCGTCGCCGCCTTCGGGGGCGGGTCCTTCGGGGGCGGGGCCTGCGTCTTGTCATCCGTCTTGGCCGGGGGCTCGTCGGCGGTCTTGTCCGTCGGTTTCGGGGCGGGGCCTCGGGCAAAAGACGGGTCCAGCACCGCCGCGTCCACCGCCTTTTGAATGAACGCCTCGACAGACAGGTCCTTCTTCGTGTCCTCCGACACGCGCACAGACCCCTTGTGGATGGCCTGCACCATCGCGTATGGGTTGGACGGAAGGTTGCACAGCGTTGACTCAAACAGGGTCTTTGCCGCGACGATCCGCCTGCACTCTGCCGCCTCCCGGTCCCCGAACTCGGACCAGTCCTTGCGGAACTGCTCCACCAACACGGCAAACTCAGGGGCTCCGCTCAGGATAGCGGTGTCGGCCCGGAACCCGGCAGAAAACGTCTTGAGGAACCCGCCCGCGACCAGTTGCCGGAAGTCCTCCCCGCGTTCCGTTTCGGCAAACTCGATCTCCTGCAGTAGCCCCACCGAATCCGTCCATGTGGACAGGGCCTTGAAGATGGGCGGCAGGCGCAGGTTGTGCGACCATATTCCGACAGGATTCTGGTCGTAGAACTGCGTGTCCCATCCGCTCGGCGTAACCACGTCCCTGTCGTGGTCAAGGTGGCGCGTTGACAGGTAGACCGTGAATCTCTTGGCGTTCTTTCCTGCGGCCTTCACGTCCATTGCCACGGCGCGGCGCAGCATAACCGTGTTCTCGTCAACCCCGTCCTTGGTCACGGCGAGGCGCACGGCCTCGGGCATGAACTCAAGAATGGACAGTAGCTTCACTTGGTTCTTCATTCTCGATCCTTTCGTGTTTGGCGACGGTTTCCCGCCACCCTTCCAGCTTCCCGGACAGGTGCCGATCGTACACGGCATCAATGCCGTAGTCTCTGGCAATCTCCCCGGCCATTTCCGCGCATTGCTCCCGCCAGTGTGGCCCCCGATGCTGCGCGTACAGGTCCTCCGCTACGTCGGCCATTCCCTGCGGGTCTACGACCGCCTGTGATGTGCCAGCATGGTAGTCCCATGTCACATACCTGCCCGTGCAGGACGATGGGCCGCGCAACACCTCTGGCATCGCGGAGAACTCCACTGCGGCAACGGGCAGTCCGCACGCCTGCGCGTCGATCAGTGGCACGCCGAACCCCTCCCCGCGAGAGGTGCACAAGTACAGGTCACATGCGTTGTAGAGGTTGCGGAGATACATGGGATGGAACATGCCCGTGACGTACTCATACTGGGATGGGAACATCACCGCGTCCGGCCCCAACCCGCACCCCTCGGCCATGCGTCGCAGGTCCTCCCCCCGCTGTAGTGTCCCTGTGCATTCGGCGTGGACGTACAGGAACGCGTCGATGCCACGCTTGTCCCGCAGTATCTTGACGGTTCGGAACGCCGCCGAGAAGTTCTTGCGTGACGGGCGGCTCACGTTGGCCGCCACCATGCACAGGACGAACTTGCCCGTCAGGGACGCACGCAAGAGCTTTTCGAGCCGATAGCGGGCACTTTCGCGCTCCGCAATGTGGTAGTCCTCCGGGTCGAACGCCAGAGGAACGTAGTCAGACGCAAACCCGGCCTCCAAGAGCGTCTGCTGTCCGAATCGGCTCATGCACACCCGTTGCTTTGCCGCTCGAGCGGGTTTCATCAGTTCCGGGAGCATCGGGGCTGAGTCAATGACCTGCCAGGCGACCCACGGCAACTGCCCGAACTTCTTGGCGTCCATGATGAACGTGTCCATCATCGACAGCACCATGTCGGGCTTGTGGGCGTTGGCGTGATACACGATCATGTCGTTGCCCATGTTCATGCGCGGTCCAGCGGACAGCACCCGGATGCCGTCATCGTTGACGTGCGGGGGGATCGACAGGCATGTCGGGGACACGATGACCTCGTGCCCCGCCGCCTTGAGCGCACGCGTGAACAGTTTCGTCTGTACTCCGTAGCCCGTCGGGAAGTTCGACGGGACGCCATGCCATAGAATCTTCATACGAGCGATACCTCCCCGACCCCCTCCACCATGACGCTTTTCGCCCCGCGCACGTAGAGGCGCTTCAGTGTCCGGCACAGCCGACGTTGACTGATCCGTGGACCGGAGCGTGTCCCGTACAGGGCCTTCGTTGTTTCGTATGCCACCTCGCGCAATCGCTTTGCCACCTTCCCGCTCATTCTGCTTCTCCCTGTTGGTGGCGGGGGCGGGAATCGAACCCGCACCGGATGCGGCTTATGAGACCGCCACAGCACCTGTACTGTCTGCCCCGCTCTCTGCTTCTACACATAGACGAACCCTCGCTCACGCCAGACGACCCTTCGCCGTTGGCGCGCCGACCCTTGGTGAAGTAGAACACCATGGCAAGCGTGACGATCTTCTCGACCGCGTCCTGTGGCAGCTTCCCCGCCACGGCGCAGTAGATGAACGTGGCCCCGCAACACAGTGCGAGGAAATACCGACCAGACAGCAGTTTTGGGGGTATGTTCATTCGTATATCTTCATGAGTTGCGCTGCCAGTGCACAGCGGCAGTTCGGATGCAGCGGCGGGCCTTCAACGGGGAGGTATCCGTGGTGCAAGACGATATCTTTGCCTTCCCATTTCACGACCTGATCGGCCCCTTGTTTGAAGAACACCTGGCCCAGCGCCACGGTCTTGCCGTTCATCGCAATGCAGAACGGGCACGCATCACGCGCCGCGTCCCACACCTTCGCCTCGACAACCCCCGTTTCCTTCCACAGTTCTTCTTCCCCGGTGGTATATGCTCGGGCCGACTCGGTTCTGGCAATGCGGCGCGCCCGATAGTTCTCGTCATCGGCGTATCCGAACACCTTGCTGACCCGCTCGGTCAGGGCCTCGACCGATTCGCCCCGCTCGGTGCCGCTCGCCATGGTTTTGGCAAGGGCGTCTGCCGTCGAGTCGTTGACAGCTCGAGCGAAACGATAGGTGTGGTCTTTCAACGCCCGGATGACGCGTGGGCGTTCCGCAAAGTCCGTGAGTGACACGTTGAGCGCTTTCGCCGCCGATGACGCGGCATGGTCAGCCTCCATGCGGATCAATCCGTGGGTCAGGCGGTATATCTCGTCGGCCCACTCGTCAGACGCCACCCAGTCGAAGTTCATCGTGTGCCATACCCGCCGTGCCTTCGCCACGACAAACTGTGACCGGAGGACAAGGTTGATGGCATCCGACATGCGCCTCTCCGTGCGCATTGCCTCCCGCTTGACAGCCCGCCTCACTGTGTCCCCCCGTGTTCATCCCCGGCGAGCAGGCCCACGGCCACGCCTTTCAGTTGGTCGTGTACAGCCCCGCCCTGAATGGCCCTCATGCGCACTTTCTCCTGCGGGCCTTGCTCTGCC